TGCTAGATTAAAGCTCATTATATTAAAAGGTTATATAATATTTTGATAAATTAATTATGTATAATATATAATATAATGACTAAAGTCTTCCATCAATACTTAGACCTCGATGTTTTTAACGATGATGCCGCAGCAAATGCAAGACCGCCGCAACTCAGTTTTGAGGAGACACGCACGCACCCCATACTTGAGGGCGACAGCTCAGATTACTTCGTCACTATAGCGAGATTCAGGGTTCAGACTGGATCTACACTACCCGTGTTTATACCATCCATAGTGACAGGACAAGACGATATCAACAAGACAGTCTATATAATATCCTACAAGTCTGTAGCGACGCAAGAAGTGAAGCAATTAAATATAACTTATGTTCCTTCTAATCTTAATACCGCTCTACCAGCTTCACCAATAAATGGTCAAGATGTTCAGAGTAGATATTATTATGTGAAATACTATCAAGACTTTGTTAATATGGTAAATAAAACCTTGAAGAAGCTATGGACAGCCACAATTTACCCTCCTTTTATAGAATTTGATCCTACCTCATTTCAATTTGTCTTCAATGTCCCACAAAATGAATTCTTTACTACACCTACTTACGAATTGTATTTTAATTCCAGGCTGTTTAATCTCTTTGCAGGACTTCCTTTCATCTTTACAGGATATGACGGAGATCAGAACTATAAGCTCAATGTTGCGGGGTCTTCCAATAATACTAGACAAGTATTAGCAATAGATGGTTTTTCGAAAATTTCTTTCATTCAATTGTTTTCTGAAGTATCTAGCGTGGATGCTTGGAACCCGATAAATAGTATTGTCTTCACCACAAGCACGCTTCCAATAGTCCCATCCCAGACAAGCCCCGCAAAATTATATAACAGTAGCTCTAACGGCCTAACCGCATCTGGAGTATCTAACATTGCTAACATATTGTCAGATTTTGAGATCCCTATCAGTGCTTCAAATCAGTATAGATCGGAGATCTCTTATGTCCCACCTGGTGAGTATAGATTAATAGACATGTATTCAAATCAAAATTTATTTAAGATTGATTTAAATGCTTTCTGGCGTGATAGATATGGAAATCTAATTCCTCTTTTGCTGGAGCCAGGCTGCAGTGCATCGATAAAAATTATGTTTCGCCACAAGCACTTCTATTTGGGCTACACTTAAATTAATCTTTAATTTTGTAAAGTTATACTTTAGTTGATAAGTTAATTTATTTTCTCAACTATAAAAATTTTCTCAGAATAATTATATAGTATGAGCGACTCATTTGAGAAAATCCATGTTAAAGATGACCGTATCGGGTGTATTTCTTCTAAGATTAAATATGGCGTTTTAATTGGGGGGCAGGCGATTACCGCCCAATCCTTTAAAGCAATATCTGAAACGCCAAGCAATCAAACATTTAATATTGCTGTTCCAAGCTTGGAGACTGTTATTAGTCGTGAAATCATGTGGGGTTCAACAGTTACAATTGCAATCACAACTACTGGCAAACCGTTGCCAGAAATGCCTGTGAATTATGGGGTTACTGACGCTCTAGCCGCATTTCCGTTATCCCGAGCAGTCAATAACATTACTATTAACATTAACAACAATAGCGTCAGTATGAACTACGCTGATATTCTAGAGCCTCTTCTGCGTCTTATAGACCCAGAAGAGCTTGCTAAGTATGAATCCACTACGCCGACGACCCTCGATTACCTGTCGAATTATCGTGATGGCGTTCAACCCTACACCTATATGGTTGGAAATCGAATTAATATTACAGCCGCAGGTGATTTAGGAAATTCAGCTATACAACTATCTCCTGATGGAGCTGAAACTGTAGAGGTTCCTCCAGCAGGATCGAATCCAGGAACAAATGCATTACGAGTGCAATCATACCATTCTTATCCTAATAATGTGCTGGCCTACGACTTGAACAGACCTTCAGGATCATCTTACAACCACCGCCCAAGAGGATCTTTCAAAATATTGGCTATCTACGCATCAGATGACGGTGGTAAAACTCCAAGGGCTACAGGAATCACAGCCAATGACGCTACAGTGTATGTGACCTTCCGAACCGTAGAGCCCATCTTCATTTCTCCTTTTGTTTTTGGTTGCGAAGAAAACAAGGCAGGAATGTATGGCATTCAAAACATTGCGATGCAAATCAACATGTTGTCTAACTGCAACAGGACATGGAGATCTGTTAGCACTGTCCCAACCTATACAAAGACAGCCTCCATTGTTAAAGTGACTGATTCTACGCTCTATATGGAATTCCTGACCCCCAAAGCATCTGATATGTTAGAATCACGCAATGTAGTCCCATTCTACCAAATGCCCGTATTCAAATCTAATAATTATCCAGCTATTCCTGGAAGATCAGATGGAATTACTACTGCTGGAACCTTCCCCGAAGGAGGATTTAAGACTATAACATCTAACAGTATCCAGTTATCAGTTGTGCCTGACAAACTATTGATCTTTGTGCGGAGAGTTGAAACAACCTTGAACTTGCTGCGATACCTCAAGCTTCCTGACCATTACAAAATGCCAGATCAATTGGAACAATCAGGCTGGTCTGCTATCTACGATGACACCTGAGCAACTCTACAAAGCAAGTCTCGCAAGCGGCTTGCACAACTTAACTTATGATGAATTTACGGGGCTCACTGTATCAATTGCGGGCGATACGCAGGTTATTAATGGACAAGCATACTCACAATCTAGGGGGCCGTTACCGCTGGTCGGAGCTGGTGCTAATCCTTCTTATGGTTCGCCTGCTGCTGGTGCTACGCCTGCTACACCTGGTTATTACCCCTTCAATCCAGGTTTCAAATACATACCAACAACTGGAACTGTTCTATGCTTATCATATGCTGATATTATTCCTATACAAGAGCAGTATTATGCACCTGGTAGCATCGGTCAGTTTAATCTTCAAGTTACACTAGATGTTGTGAATAATCATAGCAAGCAATGGGATGGAGGTTCTTATGAACTTTGCATTATTCCTATTATGTCTGGATCATGGATAAATGAGCGAGGCACCTCATCATCGTTCATAGGGCTGCTAACAAAACAAGATGTTCTGGAAACATTGGAACAGGAACACTACACGCAAGGACAGGTGCGTAGGCTCATTGGCGGTTCATTTATGGACAGACTCAAATCTGGAATGAGTTGGATATCTAGTAAGCTAAGCCCCATTAAGCATGTCTTGGAGCACATTCCGCATGAATACGCTCAGAAAGGAGCTAAAGTGCTCGACGCCCTTGGATATTCCAAATATGGGCACTCAAACAAATTAGAAAACAGATTACAATAATTTTACAATAATTTTACAATAATAGTAATAAATTTTATAATCATTACTATTATTATATAGAATGGATTTTGACCTATTAAAGCGAGAAGAGCTTACACCGCTATCCGACTCTGACATAAAGAAGATCTTAGGAGAGAACACGAAGATATTAGAATACAAAGACTTATTAAACTATAATGATATTAATAAGATATTAACCAAAGACAAAGACTATTTAATCTTATTATATGAGCTAAAAGCATCATCGGGTCATTGGACGGCAATCCTCAAATATGATAATATGTTAGAACACTTTGATCCTTATGGAATAAAGCCTGATGGCGAGTTAAGATGGATATCAGCGGCAGCGAGAAGTAAATTACATGAAGAATACCCTTATCTAGCAAAGCTACTAAATGATAGTGATATGGATGTTATATATAATCATACTAGATTTCAGTCTTATAAACCTATCATATCAACTTGTGGGCATCATTGCGTCCATCGTATATATAGATTTATACACGATAATTTGGACCTTGACGAATATACTAAATATATGAACTATTTGAAGAATGAATTTAAATTAAACTATGATGAGGTTGTAGCAGAATTCATATTAACAATTAATTAACCGGGCGCCGTATGAAAAAATACGACATGTAAAGAAATGGGTTATATATAAACTTCTAGAGAATAATGAACAAATATGAGAATCGTAAGATCTACAAGATAACCAATACAGTTACTGATGATATCTATGTTTGTTCAACTGCAGAGTCATTAGGGGAACGATTTCGGAAACATAAATA